AGACAAACCGCCTACGCACGTCTTCAACCCGTTTGGCAAGGATCGAGGCGAGGTTGTCGGGGTGTACTGCACCATCAAGACCGTGGACGGCGACTACCTCACGCACACCATGACTTATGACGAGTGCATTGCAATTCGGGACAGGTCGCAGGCGTGGAAATCTTGGATTGCCAAGAAAGCCAAGTCGCCGGGGCCGTGGGGCACCGACGAGGGCGAGATGGTCAAAAAGACTTGCGTGAAACAGGCATACAAATATTGGCCCAAAACAGACCGGCTGGAGACTGCCATTCACCATCTGAACGAGGAGAACGGCGAGGGCTTGGCGGCAATTGCCGAGGAGAAATTGCAGGCGGTGCAGCCAGTTCCGGTGTTTGCCGCAGCACCTGACATCCAACTGGCCAGCAACAGGCAGGCAGTTGTAGAAGCCGTCGCTAACGCCGTTGTTGACCTGTTCAATGCGGGTGACGTTGTCGGATCTTATGGCGAGTACATCGGCATCACTGACGGCGACGAAAAGGTAAAGCTCTGGAAGCTCCTGCCCTCCAACATTCGCAGCGCCCTGAAAAAGCATGGCGCATCCCTCAACGAAACCGTAGCCGCATAACCATGGGAAACCACACCCTATCCAAACGCGCCCGAGTGGCGCTAGGCAAAGAGTTTGAATGGAAGCCGCGCACCAAGCATCCCGATGAGGTGCCGCCACGCTCTATCGCACATCAGCCATGGGAGCCTGCGCACCCTGATCTGCGTCCTGCGTATGTGCGCGATGGGGCTGACGTTGCGCAGTGGTTGCCGTCCAGGGGGCTGGCGACATGACCACCCCCACCGAACTGCTGCGCCAGGCTTTGACGGCGTTGGACTGTCTTGGCAATTCATCGAACTACGACGTAACTCCCGAAGCATGGAAAAAAGCAAAGGGAACTGCGGTGTGCAACGCCATTACCGAATTCCTCGCCGCCCCTGCGCCTGCTGTGCCGCAATGGCAACCGATTGAGACTGCGCCGAAAAACAAATGCTTCATGGCGGTTGTTGACGGTTGCGTTCGGCTTGTGTCGTGGGGCAAGACCAGCCACGTTCCCATGTGGGGCTGGTGTTTGGCAGACCAAGGTGCAGAAGACTTTGACCTGTGCAGGCCCACCCACTGGATGCCTCTGCCACAACCCCCGAAGGAGAAAGCATGAACATACCAGATGGATGGAAGCTGGTGCCGGTGGAGCCAACCGAGCAGATGGTCGAGGCCGCACGGCACACCAAGCGTGAGCGGCTGTTGCGTGCAGTGGAGATCATTCGCAATGGCGACGACCCTGACCGCACCGACAAGTGGATGGGCCAAGTATCAGCGGACGAATACCGCGCCATGATCGCAGCAGCCCCATCCTCCCCGCCGCCCGTGGCGCTGAGTGATGAGCAAGCTGACGCAATACTTCGGCGCGTTGGAATACTGGCAAACCTAGACGTACTGCGATCAATTATCAGAGAAACAGAAGCAGCCCACGGCATCAAGCAAGGAGGGCGGCAATGAAGCGCGAAACCATCATTGCCAAGGCCGCAGCCGAGTCTTCAGAGTTTGGCCGATACGCCGAGGTCATGCTGGAGTCCATCCCGGACTTGTCCATGCCGCTGCTGCGCGACCTCTACAAACACCACGCAACGCCAAGCGAGTATTTCTCTCACATGGAGCGGATCAAGCAAGGAGGGCAGCAGCCATGATCCCCCTGCCGAAGTTGCCCGAGCCAATCGCAAGAACAACTGCATGGCCCGAATCGCTGTACTACACCGAGAAGCAAATCCAAAACATCCAGCGCGAGGCCATGCGGGTGGCGCTGGAGCATGCGGCGCAAGCAGCACAGCCCGACGACTCCTACCGCGATGAATGGTTTGCCGCCAAGGCCGATTCCTACAACCGCATCAAAGCCATGCGCATTGAGGGGGAGACATGAAATTTGCAACCGATGATCCTGAAGTCTGGCGCATGGCGTCAGAGATGTGCGCCGATGACACTTGCTTCTGGAGCAACTACGACCAAGACACAAAAGACTGGACGGGGCTGTCCCTTGCGGCCAATGTCAACGACGTGTTCGCAGGAGCAGCGGACGCAGAAGATGTGCCGGTAGCAGAAGTTCCTGCGCTGTACGCGGCGTGGATGCAAGATGGTAAAGCAGCCATCGACGAATGGGCGGGCACCCGTCGTGGACAAGTCCCTTATGCATGGAGAAAGAAGCCATGAGAGTGCCACTGCCTGAGCCTGATTGCCGCCTACCGATGGATGGCCCGCCAAGGTACAGAGCCGACCAGATGCTTGCCCACGCCGCCGCCGTGAGTGCTGCCGACAACAAGGCGCTGCGGGAGGCGTTGCAAGAGATCATCGAAAGCTCGGTGTGGGATCACTGCAGCATTGCCCGTGCAGCACTCAAGGAGAAGCCATGAGCCGCCGCATTTACTACATGCACGACAACCACACGTTCTCCCCCTTGCCGCCAGATGTCAATGCCGCCGTGGCGCATCTGTATGACCTGTTCCATGGGAACATGGGGAGCTACGGCATGTTATGCACCAAAGAAGGCCCTATGGCAGGCAAGGTAGAGCATGCTGGAAGGGAATGGGCTGACTTTGCACCGCGTGCTCGGGACTGGCTTTTCCTTGCCCTGCAACCAACGGCTGCAGAGATTGAATACGACTCTTGGGGACGACCATGGATGACCTGACGCAACGGCCCGACTGGCTGCACCTGAAGCGTTACGGCTACGCACCGGGTGGCTACATGAGCCGTTGCATGATCTGTTTGCAAACGGTGGCCGATCTGGACAAGCGGGCATGCTGCTGCCGGCCCTGCGCGGAGAAGAAATACGCGACTGAACTAGACCACCTCACCGCCGAGCGCGATGCTCTGCGGGCAGAGGTGGAGGGGCTGCGGGTAGCAATCACCGAGTCGCTGCGCATGGCAGGAAACTGGCCGGAAGGGGCGCGGGCTGTGCTTGAGGATGTCATGGAGGGCAGGGGATGACTCGGTGCCCAACCGACAGCCCAACATGCCCAATAGAATCAACCACTTGCGCGGATCGCGTCTGCATCGCGTCTGCGGCGTTGCTGCATAACCATGGTCACTCTTCAACTAACCGAAGATCAGGCGGGCGTGATTCAGGCACTGCTTCTTGACTTCATGCACTGCCCGGAATGGCCGCAATTTAGGCCAAATTGGGAGCACGATATGTTGGCAATACTTGCGATGCTGGAAAAAAATGGAACATCTGAATTACTCGCGGCAACTCACTAAATATTGCAAACAAATGCTTGAGGTTCCAAGCATTGGGGCCGAGTTGCGCTCGGTGATGAGTCATATTGTGGACTTGCACGGGGCATCGACAAAATTTCTTTTGCCGCATGGTGGCAGGCTGTTTGAAGACCTCCAATTTCGGGCTTTAGACGAGGAAAAGCCATTGCGACTGCCGTACCCATACATAGCACTGGAATACAACACAAGCGGGAAAACCCGCCAAGAAGATGCCCCTATAGGCTACTTAAATGGCGTTGCACAATACGAAGCCGATAACTTTATCGTCGCCCCAAAGCGCATTGTTTTTGCCAGAGAGCGCGATGATTGGATTGCCATTACGGTTGCGTTTTGGACTCAGCACGATGGAAAGTGGCGGGTGCTTCCAGAATGCGCCATACCGACTACGTACTACCTTGATAGAAGCCAAACTATAGGCCATCTAGGAGTTCCAATCCAAGTAAAAATGATGAATGAGTCCGTGCCGATGTCGGATTACATGGACGAACTTGGTGCCCTGTTGTGTTTCTTGAATGTGCTGCAATGTTCAAACGTCCACATTGAAAGAAGTGCCCCAAAAAATGAAGGCAAAAAAATCAAGGCGGCATTGCCGTTTGACGCCTATCACATACTGACTATAGAGCCAAGCAAAGAGGCGACGGATCATATTGGATGCGCCAATGGTCACAGGTCGCCAAGGGAGCATCTAAGGCGCGGGCACATCCGCAGGCTTTTTGATGGCCGCAGAATATGGGTAAATGCTGCCGTAGTTGGCGCTGGTAACGGCGCGGGCGTCATCAAAAAAGACTACCGCATAGCTGCGTAGCCGCACCCCCACCAAGGAGCGATAGCATGGACACACGACAAGCGTTTGAGGCGTGGCTATACCCGCCGTTGCGCGATCCGTACAAAGCCAAGTATGAGCCTTTTGCCGCAGAGCTTGCATGGGCGGCTTGGCAAGCAGCCACCGAGCGGGCGGCTAAGGTGCTGGACGAACAGCGATACATGACGCTGGAGCCTTTGCGCACCTACACCGCAGACGAGGCTTGGCAGATTGTGCGCAGTTCCGTGAAATATCTTGCCGCCGCTATCCGCGCAGGGACTTGACTACTTCGGCCACGCATCCATCAAGGTGCGGGCGTCAGAGGCGATGCCTTGAGTTGTTCCCGCCACCTCTTCAAGTCTTGCTGCACATTGTTCAAATACGGAATTGACAGTCGCTGCGTATCGACGGACGGAATCGCAGGAAGCTGCGGCGATGCCACTGCGGCTGGCGGCGAGGTCGTCGCGCAGCCCGTTGCGCTCAACAGCAACAGCATCAGCATCCCGGCGAAATATGGTGGCGCGTTTCTCGGCTGCATTGATGGCCTCGTCTTTCGTGCGTTGCATGGCCCGCTCTCGCAGGCGGTTGGTTTCGGAGGCCGCTAGGGCTTGCGCTGTGCGTTCTGCTGCCGCGGCCTGCGCAATCAAGTCTCGCGCCTTGTAGCCGCTGTGATAGCCCTTCCAGCCCACGCCAGCGATAAACACCGCCAGCATGATGAGCGCGATTAGCCTTGCTTGCAGAGAGAACACAGCCAGCCTTTCGGAATGCGCCACCTCTGACACGCGCTGATGTCGTGCGATCCGAGGCGGAGGGGGCAGACGATCACGATTCAAACACCTTGCGCTCAGCCTTGCGCCGCCGCAACAGGCCATTGCTGACAGACGAACCCGGCGATATCCACCGCTCGAATTGCGCAGCCGCCCCGGCAAAGTCCCGCGCATTCACCAGCCGCAGCAGCGTAGACGGCCCGCCCGACTTCAGCCGGATGATGCCGTCTTTGTTCTTCCCGCCAGGCCCGACGTTGTAGAGGCAGGAAATCAGCGCGTCCCACTGGCCTTGGGTCACGATAGTCGTCAAGGCGTTGTTCAGCATGTACTCGAATTGGCTCAAATCCTCATCAAAGCGTTCGTCTGCCTGTTCCTGCGTCCAGACTGTGCCGGGGCCGATTGAAGGCCCTGTAGCCCCCCATCCGCATGTCCACGGGACTCCGTTGCTTGAGCCGGGGTCGGGATAGGCGACTAGCCTGCATTGCTCAAAACCTTGGATCAGGTCGCGGCCGACTTGGCTGGTCTTCATGCGTCATCCTTCGGCGGCTCTTGAACCAAGAATTTGCCCGCAAGGCCAAGCGCCGTGATAACGCCGATAGCCCGCGCCACCCACGCAACGGGGAGGAAGGCCAGCCAGTCAGCAGGAAGGGCGCTCCACGCAGCGGCGACTGCAGTGCTGAAGGCAAGCGAAATCGTGCTGTAGTCCTTCAGCCTAGAGCGCCAGTCTTTAATCACTCGCCGTTTTGCTGCTGCGGTGATGCGCTGGGTGACGGAAGGGTTAAACGTCATGCCTTGCCCTTCCACATCTTGCGCACTAGCACGACGATCTGCAGCACGGTGTAAACCAGCGTGGCAAACAGCACTAGTTGCGAAAGCGTCAAAGCGCCATAGATGGCGCCGACCCAAGCAATCAGAATCTTGATGGTGGCGTGGTCATGCTCGGACATGATTACAACCTCAATTCAAGCCACAGGGTTATGCTTCCACCGCCCGCAATCGTGGTGGAATAGGAAGCACCTGGCGGCACAATTCCAGCCACTGTTAAGGTATTGCCGCCCGTGCCGTTGTTGGCAACTTGGGCCATATCAACGCTTCCAATGGTGAGCTTGATATTCCCCGCCGCGTTCACGCTTGCGATGACGGACACCATGATTGGCTTGCCGGTGTTGTTGTAGTACGTGGTCGATGTCGCCTTGCCGGTGCTTTGCCATGTCTGCCCAAAGCCGATAGAACCCGTAGCATCTGCGGCGTTGCCCCCGTACCCTTGGACAAGAGCCAGCGAACCCCAGCCCACCGCCGTGGTAAAGGTTGCGTCCAGATACCCGACTACCCGGTAAGCCACCCCCGTGCGAACCGCTGCGGCCTTGATGCCGGTTGATGTGGTGGCCGTCGTCGCCGTGGTAATCACGCCGGTTTCGTCAATCGATACACCGCCGTACAAGGCAACAGCAGCAAGCTCAATCGTCCCTGCGTTGTTGATGGCAAGGATTGCTAACCGCTGGCTTCCGGCAGCAGTCACCAGCCCGAAACTATCGGTAGATGCAATGACAAGCGAAACCGTCGCGGAAGATGTCACCGATGTCGGCGTACCCGTGGCAAGCGTGGTGGAACGGAAATCAATGGTTGTCGGCCCAAGGTTCACCGTGATCGCGTTTGAGCCAATCGTCGCAGTGACAGGCTGAATCTTCGCGCTTACCCTGTCGGCATACAGCGTGCTGGCGATCTTGGTGGACTGGTCCGCTGCCGTCTGAGTCGTCACCGTGGTGGAGCTTTGCAGCGAAGTGATGTCAACGTTTGCGCCGCTTCGTGCAATCGTCGTTGGTACGCTGCTGTTCAGCGAAGACAGCAGCCCGTAGGACACCGCTGACATGCCGCTGTCTAGGGTTCCGCTGTCGTTGGTCACTGTGACGGTTGTAACGGCTCCGTAGACGCTGTTTGTGATGCTGCTGTACCGAATGCCCCCGGTGTTCACAGACTTGATGCGCCGCCCGATCTGGAAGGTATTTGTCTGGTCGCCAACCAGGCTAAACGAAGTCGCAGAGAGGTACGTCGGAGCCGCTCCATACAAAACCCACTGATCTTGCGCCGTGATGCCTGCCGGGTCGTTAATGCCCGACACGTTGTCCACGGTCAGCAGGATGACGCCAGAGGCAGAGTACAAACGGAACTTCACCGGGATTCCACCGGACAGCCAGATGGGGTTAGCGGGCCGTCCAGATGCGTCTAGCGTGATGTCCGTGGGCTGGGGGGTTATCCCCGTGCTATCGGTGTACGTGGTGACGGGAGTGGTTGTCCCCGCGAGGTAGACGCGCCACCATCCGCCGACTAGAGGCGAGCCGTTGGAGTCAACTACCTGATCGTTGCTGATTGGCGAAAGATACGTTGCCATGTTTAGTCCTAGAATGCGTTGATGAAGCCTGACTACTCAGACCTTGACGCCGCCGAATCCGTAGGCCATGTCTTTGGTTTCCTTGGCCCGTTGCTGCTGATCGTCATTTCGGTGATCGTTGGCATAGTCGCTCTCGCTAAATTGTTTTAAGGCGCAAGCGCCCGTTGCAAAGCATTCCCAGCGACGGCGGGCAGCGTCGGAGAAACCTCTGTGCGGTTTGCCAGCCATTTCACAAAATCTGGGTCAGTCATCTTCTTGGCAAGCAGGTTGGAGCCGCCGACAACCCCAGCACTTGCAGCAGCAACGCCAGGATGGCCCGTGAGCAATGCCCCGAGCGTGCCAAGCCCAGCATCGCGCAAAGACAGCGCCTGCGCCGTTCCTGACGGGTTGGCAAACACTTTTGAACCCTCGCGCATGTTTGCGGCCATCTCCGCAAGCTGCGCCAACTTGTTGGGCACATCAGGCACACCGAGCCGACCAAACAACGTAGACCGCGCCTCTGGCGATAGCTTGTTGATATTGGTCAGGAACGTTTCAGACGAAAACACATCGCCTGCCGCGTTCTGTGCGCTGTTGTTGGCCTGACCCATCCGGCGAAGCACTGCCGCTGCTAGTTCTTTGCGGTTGTCCTTGGGGATGGCGTCAACCACCCGCTTAATGATGGTGTTGCCTTCAGACGTGCCAGCTAGGGCCGCTTGGAAAATCTTTTCTGGCGAGTCCTTACCGACGATTTTGGACAGGCTTTCCAGCCGATCCAGTTGCCCCTTGGTAAACTGATTTGCCCATTGCCACGATTGTTCTGCCTGCGGGCCAGCTTGTTTTGCAGCCATGCCCAAATCCTCGGACAATGCGCCATAGAGCGCCGTCCACTTGGAGCGCGGAACATCTGCAAGCAGCGAGTTATCAGCAATCTCCCTACCAATCAGGGTGCGCAACTTCTTAACCGCCTCATAGGGAAGCGTGCCGCCCGTGGCAGACAGCTCCAAATCCTTTTGCAGCGCAACGTCAATACCTTTGATCTTGGAGTTTTTGAAGAACTCGGAAATATTCGGAGCGCCTTCAATGCCTTCGTTTAACTGCTTGAGCGCAAATTCAGTGTTGCCGACTTGAATTGGGGAGTCGTTGGGAATGTGCTTATCAAGCGTGTTGTAAAGCCGCTCTTGCACCTTCTTGAAGCCTTCTTTGAACCCCTGCACGCCTTTTTCAATGGCTTCGCCAGCCTTGATGCCGCTGGCCCCCGGAGCGAGCGAATCGGCTGTATCGTTGACCGCTTTTGCCATTGCCGCCGCTTTGTCCTGCGCCGACTTTTGCATGACGCCCGCGCCGCCCGGTGCTTTGGACAAAAAGGATTCAATGCCCCGCCCAACGCGGCCTTCGGTGGCTTGCCCCACGGATGGTGAAACGCCCGCCGCATCGTCAAACAGCTTGATGTTTTTTGCGACAGTCTGCCGCCCCTCTTCGCCGCCTCGAAGCAAGCCTCGCACAACAGCAGAGCCACCGCCAACAGCAGCGGCAGGAAGAAAAGCGCCGCCCATGCCCGCTGCAAATTGATCGACGGCATCACCCCCGTTTTCGCGGGTAATGCCTTGAGCGCCGGAACTTGTGAGCGCGGCAGCGGTCTGCATCCCCGGCCCGGCAGATAGAAACTGCCCGATCTTGGAAACAACGGGCGCGGCATTCTTGGCTAGGAACTGCCCCGCCTTGACGGTTGCCCCCGTGCCGCCCATTGCTTGTGTTGCGTCTTGCACCACGCGCTCCGTCGCGTTCTCAGGTGCCGCAATGCCCGCGCCGGTCATCAGGTTGTCCGCCGCCGAATTGACAGTTTGGAATCGAAAGCCATTGCCTTTGCCGCGCACCACATCAAGCCCGGTGTTAACCACTCCCGTGGCGGCATCGGAAAGCATGGCTGGAACTGTCAATAGCGATTTAACGCCAGCCCGCGCAGCCAGCCCGATTTGTCGGCCAAGCTCATCCATGCTGCTGCGCTCTTGGGGCGCAGGCTCGCCTTTCAAAACCATCAAACCAGCGTCCGAAACCTTGGTCAGGTCGCCCGCTTTCAAGGCCATCAAATCGGCATCTGACAGCTTGGACAAGTCCATTACTTTTTACCTCCAGCGCGTCTGGCAATCTCAGCGTCAATGGCGCTTGCCAAATCATTTCCTGGCGCACCACTTCTTGGCGTGTAGGCTTTCCCATGCGATTCCAAAATCGTGCGCTCAATGTTGGCCGCCGTTGCCTTTAGTTTTGCGGCTTGCCCAGACATGGCTTTGTTGCTTGTGGCAACTGATCCTAGTTTGGTCGGGTCTTTGACGACGCTTTGCAGAATGTCGTAATCAGGGCCGTTCAGCACGCCAAGGTTGTATGCCTCTTTGGCTTGCAACATCATGTTGTTGTAAGCATTTCCCATTTCTGCCTGCGCATCGGGGGAAAGCAGTTTTACGTTGCCCCACTTGGACAGCACCGACTGATAGCCATCAATGGCGTCTTGCAGATTGCGGGAGCCGACAAGTTGCTTTTGCGCTCCTTCCGGCAACGGCGAAATTTTGGGAGGAAGCGGTTTGCCGCCAGCGGTTACAGGCGTGGCTTCTGCCGCCGCCCCCGGCGCAAGTTTTGCAGGCAGCGCGACAAGATTGCCGGCTCCGTCAGTCTGATAGGTAACCGCTTGTCCCGCCGTCTTTTGCGACTCGCTGAAATGCCGATCAGACTGCGCACGGTCTTTTGCTTTTTCCTCCCGCGTGCGCGTATCCACCATGACTTCGCCCGGTGTCGCCTGCTTTTGGATTGCGGTAGGCGCTTGATATCCAGGAGCCAGAGAATTTGTTTCAACGGGAATAAGCCTTTGCCCGTTATCTTTCCATTCCGTTTTTGGCGCAATGCTTTTGGTGTAGGAATCAATGCCCTGCGCCTGCTTGGAGCGCCACACGGCAAATTCTTGCGGAGTTTGCGGGATGGATTGCAATGCTTGATCCAGTGGCATGATTTTGGACACCAGCCCGCCAATCTGCGGGTCTTGGTGCTGCGCTTGAACCCACCGCGCAGCAGCCTCGGGCGTGTCGATGTAGTCCAGATAACTGCGGTAGCGTTTCAGCGTGGCGTCCGTGGCCTTGCCTGAGTTTTCATCAGCCAAGGCGTTTTGGTTTTTAGCCTGCGCTCCGACATGCCCAATGTCGGCCTGCGCCTTTTGCGCATCAAGTATGGACTTCTGCACGCCAGCCGCCGCCTTGTACTGCCCCCTGCCGTAGAGCAACTGCATCAGCTTGTTCTGATCCCCGCCGCTTGCCATCGTGGCCTCGCGCAGGGCTTGGTCGTCCTCCATGCCCTGCTGTGCTTGCTGGCCCGTCAGACGAGCTTGCTGCACCTGTAGCGCCTTCAGGAGGGCGTTTTGCGGGTCTTCCAGCGGGGTTACGCCCGCGCCCACATTGTTGTAAATCGAAGCATTTACAGGCATGTCAGGCTCCCTTAGCTTTCATAGCTGTTGATGCCGTAATTTGGGTCACGGTAGCTATTGAGGTTTGCGTAAATGCTGTTTTGCGCGTTGTTCTTTTGGTATTGATTCACGCCCTGATTGATGGCTTTTTGCCATGCGTTTGCGCCAGCAATACCCGCTGCGCCTTGAGCATCTGCCGCAGCCGTAAGGTTGTTGCCCACGCTGTTTGCGTAGCCCTGCCCCATCGTCCCGACGTTGTTGGTCGCAACCTGCCCCGGCGAGACAATGCCCTGCAGCCGGTTGTAAATGTTGTTCTTCGTCGTCGTGTCGCGATTGAACGCCTCCCCGTACTTCGTGCCTGCGTAGTCCTGCCCAAACGTCTGCGCAGCTTTGAGCGCAGCCCCTGAGAAGTACCCGCCACCCGCCGCCGCCTTGCGATCAAGGGCCTGCTGGCCCTGTTTCAGCCCGAACTGGTAACCGGGTTCGTTTTGCAAGTCTTGCCCGGTAAACGCCTTGAGCAAAGAGCCGTAATCGGAGCCGTTGGAATCAACCCCGCTAGGTTGGTATTGCGCGTCGATTGCCCGCTGCAATCCGTTCTCGTCAACCGTCGTTGGCGTTGACATGTACTCGCCAGCCCAGGATTCAGGGCCTGCGGTCTTAATCTGTTCGCCGCCAGTGGTGAACTTCCCGATGAGTTGCTGGCGAAGCTGGTCACGCGTCGGCCCCGCAGGCGCACCGCCAGGCGTTCCACCAAGGCCCAGCAGTTGCATGAGCTTGTTTCGCGCAACGTTTCCGGCATCAATGGCGGGCTGATTTAACCGGACGTTGTTGTCATAGATGTACCGCTGCAAATCGTTGGCCTGCTGAGAAGCCGCCGCCTGCGCGTCAGCCGCATCGCTTGCCGAACTAGAACCCAGCAACCCACCGGCAACAGAAGCAATTGCACCCCACATATCAGACCCCCAATACTTTCAGTTGTTCACGCGCCGCCGCCTGCATTTCCTCGTCGGTTGCCCACAGGCACAGCCAAGTGATGTCGGTTAGCGCGTAGACGGCATGCACCTTGTGCGCGGCAATCGTCAGAACCGCAGGCCCGGTGTATTCCGTCTTGATGCCGTCCACCTCCACGATGGCCGTGCCTTTTGCCAGATAGGACAGGTGCGGCTTGTCGTGTTCGTGCTGCGTCAGTTTGTGGCCTGCCGGTGCGTGTGTTTCCACCATGAAGACATCGCCGCTTTCAGCATCGCCGCCGTGGAAGTTGATTTCTGTTTTCATACGACTGCGCCCGAGCCGTCTACCCAAACAGTCGGGCGTACTGACTTCACCCACACGGGTTTGCCAAGGTCGGTATCAAAGAACACGCGCCCTATCCAGAGGACGGAAGTCGGGCGGTCAACAGTAGCCCCCGACTGCTGCACGCTATTGCAAATGTCCTGAATGCGGTTAAGCCATTGCCCCCACGGAATCGTCATCATCCGATTGGCGTCCGTCATTTGGCTGTTAGACGGGAAGTCGAAACCGTTGTTACTTGCCATGGCTGACCTCGGCGCTAAAATAGCGAAGCCCGCAAGTGCTACCAACACGAGCGGGCCTCTGACCAATCAGCATTAGGAGTGCATCATGGCTAAGACCGATCTTACCGCGCAGCGCTTGCGCGAACTTCTCCACTACGACCCGGAAACCGGCGTCTTTACGTGGCTCAAAAAACCAAATAGGCGCATTGTTGTCGGCTCGGTGGCGGGCAATTTTACGGACGATGGTTACCGCGCCATCAGAGTGGATGGCCGCATCTATCGTTTGCACCGCCTTGCATGGCTTTACGCCCATGGCAGATGGCCGGACAACTACATTGACCACATTGACGGCAACCCATTGAATAACCGCATTTGCAATTTGCGCGACGTTCCTCAATCCGTCAACTTGCAAAATCTGCGCAGCGCCAAAAAGGGAAACGCATCTCGATTTTTGGGCGTTAGAAAGCACCGCAATAAATGGCAAGCGTCGATCACCATTGACGGCAAATATATTCACCTCGGCGAATATTTTGAACCCGAACACGCGCACGCCGCCTACTTGACGGCAAAGCGCATCCATCACCAAGGAAACATGCTGTAGGATCATTTTGTGTATGACCCCCACGCAGCCACAAGGACCACCTTCACTGCGTCTGTGATCCTAAACTTCATCGTCCAATCACGCGCCCTGCCCAGCCCAAGCCACAGCGCACGCGCCCTGAACTTGCCGATCTTGCCGAACGAACGCCAGATTTCTGCGCCCCATGTGTGGCCCCCGTCACGGCTGATTTGCAGCATGACTTGCGGGTCTTCGCCCTGCCCTGATGTCAGCCCTACCCCGGCTTCCATCTCTAGCCACATGCGCCCAATCTTCGAGAAGTCGCCGGTAGCCTGGTGTCTGCCGATCAACTGGCGAACAATCGTTTCCCCGTTGTCGGTGTATGCGTTTTCGTCTAGCGTGTACGTCAGCCCGTTTTCAAAGTCCGTAACAATGGACTGGTTGAGGTACTGAATCTGCAATTCAGCACGGTGACGGCTGAACTCGCCTCCAACCTTGCTCCATGAATTACTCTGGTTGTCGTACAGCCATGAAGCATCGGCAGACGGGAAATTGATCTGATAGAACGCATGCCCGCCGAGCATGTAGGCAAAAGCCGTGGCGTCCGACACATCCCCGTAACTGTTGATTACGTGATCGAGTTCCGGCGTGCTGATAGGTGTAGCGTTGTAGCCAACCAAAGCACACACCTGAACCTGCCCCAGCCGGTTCTTACGTAAGAAAGCTAGAGCGTTGTCGTATTTACACAAACTCCACCGAGCGGCAAGTCCCCACTCAATCGCACTGCCGCCAATACGCGCAAAGGGGAAATCTGCCGCGCCAGAATCGCCCCAGAATTCTGTACTGATAGAGCCGAACAGCAGTAACTGCCCGTTGTTGCTGATAACCCTGACTAGCGGGTCTGGGTTGCTCTCTGCCGTTGCGAAGTCAAGCGCATCCCATGACAATCCATCGTACAGAGCCGAGATGTAGAACTCGCCCGTGTTTGGCTTGTTGACGATGAAGTAACCATTCTGGAACGTGACGGTATCGGCTCCGGGGAAATCCACATCAGTGATCTGCGCAAAAACCAACGTCACCGTGTTGTAGATGTACCCGTAAGTACCGTCCACGATGATGATTTGCGTCCCGTTGTCGATCATCCCGACAAGCCCGCCCCCGGTCAGCAGTGTGCCGAGGTTCGTCATCGTGCCGTCGTTGGCCTCTTTCCACAGCGTGTAGCTGTTCACGTAATACTTGAAGTCCCCCATGGAGTACGCGCCTCGCGTGGGGTTTGCTCCGTAGTTGGATTCAGCCACCAGCCCCGGCGTGCCGTAGATTGCCAACGTGTTTGTCTCTGCGTCCTGCTGTAGTTCACAGTAGAGATTCAGGCGCTGTTGAGCATTGACGTTTACCGACTTACCGGTCACGCCAAGGCCGAACAGGGGAACGGGCTTAAGCACCCGTCCTCCAGTTCACATACCCGTTTTGCGGCAGCACCGCCGCAGGAAGTTTCATCGTCAGCGGCTTGGTGTTCGTGCGCTTGATGAGCCGCTTTGTATTGATGGCTTGCTGCATCACCTGTGGGGGAATGCTCACGCCGTCAAACTCAGGCCCCCAATAGACAGCCATGTTGAAGCACAGCGCATCGAAGTAGCCCGGAGGCAGCGTTACTTGGTCGGTCAGACTGGTGAACTCCGTCAGTTCCTTTTTGCTAGTAAAGACCAACGTGGAATCAGCCGTTGGCGTCGGATAGACCGTCAAATTGCCATTGGGATAAGTGTCCTCGTACCACAGCGTCCAAGGAAATTGCGCAGTCTGCCCTTTGAACGGGATGCTGTTGTACTGCTCGATGGTCATCATCGGGCACGGGTAGCTGATGCCCTGGTAAACCACATAGGACATGTCCAGCGCCTCAATTGGGCGCGTGGTGACGACGGTTCCAGTGGCCCCGAGTGTGTAAAGCGAAGTTGAAGCCACAAGAGGGATGCTGTCCTGCGTGTGCGCGTAGATCATTAGGGACTCGTTAGCCCAAGTCCCGATCATCCCGTTGAGCGCCATCAGGCCGGCATCGGTTTCGTCTGCGCTGGGTTCCTCGCCAATGGAATACACACCGGACAGGCGCATGGCACGTTTGATGATGTCCAGCGCCGTGCGGACGGTTGGAGAGGGAGAGACAACGATTGGCATTAGTTTACACTCCTACAAACCTCGTACCAGTTCGTTCCGTCAACACAGGCTAGTGTCAACGTGTCGTCTGCCGTGGTCGTGAAATTCCCGGCAAGCTTCAAATTGCTGCCGTCCGTCACCGTCAAAACGCCTTGAAACATCAAAGTGACGGTGCGCCCCTTCCAAGCATTGCCAGTAGCAATCCCGGTAATTCCCGTCACGCCGCTGATTTGGATGATGTCGTAAGCAGCAGGCAGGGAAATCGTTGCTGCACTCGCCACCGTGTTGGTGTTGGCAATTGTGGCGTCCGTGGTGCATCCATAAACCACGTTATCGTCCGTCACCTTGCTGTCAGTGCTAGATGCCCCGACGTTGATGCCAAGCGCCGTAGTACCACTACCGAAAATGACGTTGCCACTGATGACGGTCTTTGGCACCGCAGTCACAGTAATGGCGCAAGTCGTTCCTGCTCCCGTCTTGCAGACAATGGTGTTATCTGTAATCGCCATGGTTGACATGAACGCCATAGCATCATCAAAAAGGATGGGAGTCGGCTGGTTGTAAAACTGGTTTCCGTCAACAATCACTTGCGAGAACGATGCAGTTCCCGCTGTGTTTCTCATGCACACACCTGAAACCGTCTGGTTTTCGACGCTGTTGCCTTCAAAGATCAGGATGGAAGTGGTAACACCCGCTCCGAGGTCGCCAAGGTAGCCATACGCACCGCCGTTCAGTTTGTTATCCAGCACGCGCAAGCCTCCGCTTGAGACTTGGCGCACATACACAGAGCCTGCGATACCATTGGCAAAAACGTTATCAAGCAACGAACTGTCGCCAGCGTCCGCCGCCGTGGTGTTGCCCACGTAAACACCCGTGTTCACAGGAGCGTTGAAATAGTTCCCGCTGATTTGCCACGCGTAGGCGTCTGGCGCGTAAACCTGCCGGTAGCCGTTGGTGAATTGGCAGTCAACAATCTTGCTGAAACTATTGGCGGTCCCCGCTCCTGCGCCTGACAGCGAGATAGCACCCCCCGCCGTGCAGGACGATGGGCCGGCAAAGTTTATGCCATCAAAGTACACCGCCGCATTGCTGGCAACGGTGATCGCCGTCATAGTGGTGTTTGTCCAACTAATCGCCGTGCGGTTTCTCCCCGCTTCACCAATAAGGTTCAATGAACCATTGACTGTCAACCCAGTAGAGCCAAGCTGGACGGTTGTATTTCCCGGAATGATGAGCCGCGCAGAAGTCCCTACAACCGAGTCAATCGCCGCTTGCATGATGGCGGCATCATTTCCAAGCCCTAAAACTCCAAAGTTGCTGACGTAGACATCCGTGATGTCCTCTAGCAGCACATCCGTAACCGTGCGTTGAGTAATTCCCGCGCCACTGATGACCAGTTGATAGCGCCCATTGGGAGCGTAGAAGGCAAACCCGCCAAGGCTATCGGTAGTCAGTGGGTTTGTTGCTGCCGTTACGCCATCATCGCTATATATGGTTGAAGTGACCCCTGCCGGATAGGTCTGCACAAGCACCGATGCGCCGACAACAATATCCCCGTTGGGCTTGGAGACAACATCCTGATACTTCTGCATCGCCTACCCTCCATGTGAGAAAGGCCCCTTTCGGAGCCTCTCAGGCCTGAAGGTTAGGTCGTGTACAACTGGCAGACGCAGCCGACAGCCGTGGTAAAGGTCGTCGGAACAGTGATCGTCGACGGGACAGTGCCGAACGTACCAGCCACCGAAGTAGTCAGCACGTTGACGCCGTTCGCAGCGACAAACTTGTTCGAGGTCGCCGTGGTGCCGTTGGATTGCACCGCGCAGAAATAGCGACCCGGAGCCAGAGTGATCGGGAACAGGAAGTCCCGATTCTGGAACGTCGAAGCACCAGCCGACAGCGTACCGGCCACAGCCGAGTTCGCCAACAGAATGCCAGAGCCGCCGTACAGAGCCACCAGCATGTTGTCCGTGCCCACAATAGTGCCGTTCAGAACCGCGAGGCCCTTCCAGGTGTTCCAGTGCGGGATGAAGATTTCGCTGATGTTGAGAGTACCCGCCACATGCACCGAGGAAGCGCCAGCAGCGGTGAGCGCAGCAGTCCCAAGGGGCATATTCGGCAGGATCGCAGGTCCTTGCGGAAACGTCGGCGTGCCCTGCCCGGATTGCGGCAGGAAAGCCAGGTTGCCGGCTTGGGTCACGAAGCCATCCGGTCCGCCAACGATTGACGGCGCGACAGTCACGGGGCCAGCGGTAGCCAGACCCTGCGCAATCAAAGCCGCCTCGGTGGAGTCGGGAAACGTCACAGCAGTGGTGCTGGACGCGGCGTAGCCCTGATACGGGCGAAGCAGAAAAACGCTCATGTCTGTTGCTCCTTAAACGCTGTAAATCTTGGCCGACAGTTCGGGGTAGGTTGCAGCCCAGCCGAACAGCACATCCAGCCTCCAGATAGCGTTATCGTTCACGCCGTCATAGAAGTTTGTGACCTTCACGGTAAAACCGTTGTGGGTTTCTTGGGCCACATCGATCACGCCCTTTCCGCCCTTGGGAGCCCACATCGGGACCATCGCCAGAGTGAACGCATCTTTGTGATACGCCACGTTGGTCTGGTACGCGGTGGAGGCAGCGCCGACGATCAGGAACGGGCTACCCGTGGTGGGCGAAGCAGACACGTTCTGGAAAGCGCCAGATGTCACCAGAGCAGGCGACAGGGGAATGCTTGTGGCACCCACTGCCAAGTCCGACGTAACCACGAACTGCGCCAGCACACCAGTCGATTGACGCGATTGCGGGTTTACCGCAAACACACCCGGCAGGGTGATGACCGTTCCCCGGGTAATGGTGCCGGTCAGCGCAACAGTGGTGATGGCGGAGCCGGTTTGATTGGCTCCGTTGATGTTCACGCCCGCCACGTTCTGCGTGCCGTTGGTGTGCGTGTCCACGTTCTGGTCCATGCCCTGGTCAATACCAAAAGCGGACTGCATCAGGCCGGTGTTGTATTGCTTGTTCAGCGAACTCTGAGCATTGAACATGCCCGAGAACGTGTTGAGCAAAGCACCGTTAAGACCAGGCCCAGAAACCAGCATGCGGTTCATGTCACGCGGAGCGCCCATTTCGTCCAAGCGACGATTGGCATCGGTCACGATCTGCACGCCCTGCAACTGAGTCGTCGGCAGTGCGCCGGTCGGGTTCAGTGCGTTGAACGTGTTGAAGTGAGCGAGCTGCAAACCCTGCCGGTCGATTTCGTTGGCAATCGGCGCAATAGCCGCTGCAATCTTGTCTTCCAGCTTGGTCAGGCTCAGGGTCTGCTCCACCGAAGTGAAGTTGAGATCCGTACCGCCTTGAGAGAGAGTCAGCGGGATCGTGGTTTCCACGGTGGACTGAGGCACCGAGACGCGGCCAGCGCGGTACTGATACCGAGGCGGCTTCTTGATGTTGATGGTGCTGCCGGGGGCGTATCCACGGGACATATTGCCCATGAACTCGTCTTCCCAATCGCGATTGACGTTGCGAGAGAACGTCAGCATGTTTTCCAGAATGGGAAGGGCTTCCTTCGCCACAATGGAACAGGTAACAAGGGTGTTGCTCATTTGAGTTTCCTATGCAGTTGTCAACGTGCCCAACGAGCGCCCTGCTTCTTCCGCGTTGCGATGTATTCGTCCATCGTCATCTTGGAAAGGTCGCCGTTTGACACTGAACCCCCACCAGCCACGGTTCTGATTGGTGCGGGCGGCTCTTTGGTTAACTTGGGCGCTGAAAGCCGTGCCTCCAACTTGCCCAATTCAGCGGCTTGGCGTGCTGGGGAGAGCTTGGAGATGCGTTCGATGTCGTCAGGGTTTGACGCCATCCAGGCCATCAACTGAGGGGCCGCATCGCTGTCGATGAGCGCCTGCGCAATGGACGGAGTGAGGGGCAATTCCTCGAACGATTCGCGGTCAAAGCCGGGAAGTTTTGAGGCTTCCGTGTAAAGCTTTTCCGTCTTCGTCGCGGTGTTCTGCCGCTGTTCCGCTTCGCGCTGTTGCTTGGTCTGCTGGTCGCGTTGGTTGATCTTCCAATCCGCCACCGCTTCGATGTACGCCTCATCGTCGCCATTGAAGGACGCACGCGAAGGTTTGCCATCTGGCTGTGGTTGACTGGTCGGCTGCGGCAGAATCCGCTCCAACGTCTCCCGGTACGCTCTGTTAGCCCGCCGTTCAGCTTTCGCTTCGGCCTTTGCCTTTTCTCTCTGGATGATTTCGTTCAGTTGCTCTTGCGTGAACGTCTTCGTCTCAGCCTGCGTAGGTACTCCCTCGGGCGCCGCAGTGACCGCCTCCGGGGTCGTCGCCTGTTCCGTGGCGACTGCCGGTGATTCAACAACCTCGGTTGCCGTATCTGTATTCATTATGCATTACTCCTATCAGATGTGCAAGTGCGGTAGCTTTTGGCTATCGTTTGAAGTAAAGAGAGGGGCGCAGTCGCCCACGCCCCTATCCGGTTTCAGTCTTGTTCATCTGATCCTTTCCGACCCCGCTAGGGGTGCAGCGCCTCACGGCGTTTTGGAAAACCCAGGTGCCGCCTGGTCGGGCCTTGCGGCAAAAAACGCATCAAGCCGATTTGTTCACCGACCAGATCAGCGGGGCCAACTTGGTGTACGTCACTACAGCAAAAGTCGTGTGCGAATAGGCTGCATTGGCGGTCGCCGCGCTCCACGAAGTGCCAGGCACGCCAATGGCATCTCCCACAGGCGGGTAGACCTTCAACGCCGAAGCAGAGTCGTTCACGATCTGCACGGACTCGCCTACCTGACAAACCGGCAGAATCACGCCCTTCGTCGCATCGGCCCCGGTAACAACCGTGTTCGACTTAGTGATTGCCGCAGCGTCCGTCTGAACGCTCCCAGCAGCGGCCACAATGGCGCGCTTCCCAAAGATGGTCTGCAGTTGAGCGGGCGCAAAGCCCAGCCCCTGAAGTTCAATTGCAAGCGGCATGTCAGGCTCCTTCGACTTCACGCAGGGCAACGCGCCCAATCTTCACAACAAGCGGGGTTGCACCAGATGCCCAATTGCTGAAACCAACCAAGACCTCTGGCCTGACGATCGTGGCGGTCCCAGACGGCATCAACAACGGGGCACTTCGCAAATGCAACCCGGTTACGTCCTCGTTGATGACAGCGCCGTTCACATAACCGTTGAGCGCATAGGTCTGGTACTGCGTTCCGCCAATGGTCATGCTCATGTTGCAGCGGATTTCACCCAGCCCGCAACCTGCCACGCCGATCAGCGAAACCTCACACTCAAAATAGTAGGTGCGTCCAGCAAGAACCAGCGCCGGGTATGTGACGGTTGACGGGGTGAAGTCCACCTGTGCCGAAACTTGATCGGAGGTAGATGCGGGCGTGATAACCAGCTGCAGGTCGTTGCCATAGCCGTCCGGGCGAGCGACGACAGAGCAAACCGTCGCAGGCGTCCCCGCTACGTTGCTGACCTTGATGAGACTTGGGGCAGTGCCTGTGCAGGTTCCCGAGCCAGCGACCAACGTGCCGCCCGTTGCGGTGTCGAAAGTCGGGTTGTCAAAAATGTTGTTGTCGCCGCCTAGCAGGATGGTGCCCGTGATTGAGCCATCCGATCCGGTTGAGGCAAAAGACACCGTGTTTGTGGTGACGGCGGTCAGCGTGACATAGGAATTGAACGATTCCGAGCCGCCGGAGAGTTTCAGCACCTCGCCCACAGAACGATTGTGGGCGTTGGATGTCCCAGTGACAACGTTCGACGCCCTGCTGACGCTGGTCAAGGACAGCGCAGAACCGATGTAGCGGTCCTGCTTGGATGCCGGGAGCGTCTGCACGTTGCCGGGGAAATAGGGCTGAATTTGCGACCAAATCAGATCGGCCAAGAACTTGCCGCCGCGTTGGCTGTAGTGCGTTCCGTCCGTTGTCCGCAGGTAATTGGTGTTTGCCAACCCGGTCGCAGATGTGGGGTCCACAATTGCCTTAAATGCGTCCACCACGGTGACGCCAGTAATCCCCAAACAGTAAGCCTGCACCCGGTCTTTTAGCCGTCGAATCTTGCTCATCAGTTGAGCCGTCGCCCGCGTATCGGGGCTGCACACCGGCTGGGGCGTCATCAGCACCAAGTAAGCCCCGGTATTCTTGACGGCTCGAATCAAGGCCACTTGGTTGGTGTAGATCGTTTCTTCCGATGTCGTCGGATTAGCAGACATGTCGTTAATTCCCGGCATCACCATGAAAACGAGTTGCGGGCTGTACGGACTCAGGTCGCGGGTCACGCGGTCCAGTGCCTGCGCAGTCGTGTCTCCAGACTGCCCGCCGTTCCAGACAATGTTGAAACGCTGCCCGCTTATGGCTTGCAGCCAGCCTAGCCAATGTTCCGCGCTGCGCCAAGATTCAGCACGATAGAACGTCGTTCCCGCAAGTGCGCCTTGTGGCAATCCCGCTGCAACGTCTGTAGGAAGCGCAACAGTAAAGACGCTTGAAGACGTTACCGTAACCGGCAAGCGTTGAAATTTGGTGAAGCTGGAATATGTTTTGTTCCATAGGCACACATACCAGCCATTGGCTTGCTGATGACCGGCATAAGTTACCGTCAACGTGCTGCCCGACAAAACTGCGCTTGTTGAAATTACAACGACTTCGTAGTTATCCGTGAGTGAATCGCCAAAAAGTACAGTGCGAACCCCTGGCTGCGCAGTCGGAGGAACGCCACCAGAACCATCCACCAAAGATAAAAACCCGTTAGAGTTTTGAACTTCAGCCGCAGACACAAGCGCCGTTCCATTGCTGCGATAGCGCCCAAATGGCGCAACATCAAGCGCATAAATCGCGTTGACGTTTGCAAGCATTGCCGCAGTCGGTGCTGCGATGGTGGCTGCGTTGCAATACACCAAACTTGGCGCAACACCAAGCCCAACCCCTGGATTGACCAGACTTCCATCTGTGTCGGTGGCTTTGCCTTGACTGATGAGCGACAGTCCAAAGTCATCATTGACTGTGTATGTCGTCCCTACAACCATGGCAATGCCATAGCCGTCCGTGACGCCGCTCTTTGTGATCGTTACGCGAATGCTCATGGCTTACTCCAATGCCGCCAGCATGACGGCCATAAATACAACGTCCAGTTCTTCCATCTGCTGCGCTGCTGCCTCTGCCTGCAACTGCGCCGCAATCATCTTTTGCTCTAGCTGCTTGGTCGCCAGAGCGTTGTTTCTCGCTTCCATCACAAGCGCAATGGCTTGCTTTGTCTGCGCTATCTCTGCTGCGTACCTCGCAGCTTCTGCCTCGTAGAACGCCACATCGGCCCGCAGTTGCGCCGATACGTTGCTGGCTTTCTTCGCCAACCGCTCCAAGTCCGCCGCAGGTTTCTGCGCGTCCCTGATGATTCCCTGCGCGATCCGCCTGGTGCGCTTCTGCTCTTCGCTCTCGCGCTTTGGTGGCTGGTACAGACCAACACCGCCGAACGGGAACGGCGTTGCACTCCCTGCGCTTCCCGTAGCAGCAAGCGTGTCATTCGCATTGCTTACCGCAAGCGTCCCACTAATCGTCCCCGCCCAGCCATTAGCCGCTGCCGTATCGTTGGCGTTGGAATAGGCAACTGTTCCCGTTACCGTCGTCGTGCCACTGGCAGCACTTGTATCGTTGGCATTGGTGTAAGCAAGCGTTCCAGATACTCCGCCGCCACCCACTGTCCCCGATGCCGCTAACGTGTCATCTGCGTTTGTCTTTGCCAGCGTTCCGACAACCGTTGTCGTGCCCGATGCGCTGCTGGTGTCGTTTGCATTTGTCCGCGCAAGCGTGCCGGTGACTGTCGTTGTCCCCGCCGCCGACAACGTATCGTTAGCGTTGGTTGTCGCCAGGGTTCCAGTGACGCCAGCAGACGCAACATCCAGCAAGTCGGCATCAAACCATCCCCGTGCCTGCTGAGTGGCGTCAAACCAGCCGCCTACGACGCCGGTTTCGTCCCACAGGCCGCGAGGGATCGCCATGGCTTACCAGGTCGTGACGATGCAGCGCCCGCCGCCGCCGACTCCGCCAGCACCACCAAGACCAGGGTTCATGCCCACACCACCGCCGCCGCCGCCGCCGCCGCCCAGGCCACCGGCACCACCGGCACCACCAGCCGCGCCGGCGAAGGTAGTTGTCCCGCCGCCGCCGCCGCCATTGCCGCCTCGGGTGGAATTTCCATCTGCGCCTGCAGAACCAGCACCCGCCGCTCCAGTCGTGCTGTCAGTTCCGTATGCGCCGCCGGCTGCCGAGTACGATCCGGACGCGCCTCCAGCCCGACCAGCCACGTTCGCGGGTGTCGCGTTGTGGCAGCCCCCCGTTCCTCCGCCTCCGCCGCCTCGAAGGCTTGAGCCTCCAACCGACGTCGCTGGTGTGGAAGTGGATCCACCACCGCCTGCGCCGCCATACTCCGCATTGGCAGTCACGCTGCCTGCGCCAGCAGCCCCGGTGACGCCCTGGCCGGCTGCGCCGTTGGTCGCTGCGGTAGGAAGCCCACCGGTCCCGCCCGACGTTCCTCCGACGCCACCCGCGCCGCCAGCGCCACCGCCGCCGCCGCCTCCCGTAGCTGCCGCGCTGATTGCTCCGCCAGCGCCACCGCCGCCGCCATAGGCCGTCAGGTAGGCGCCAAAAGTGGAGTCCCCTCCGACACCTCCAGCACCGCCCGCTGCGCCCGCCGCACCTGGAACGCCAGCAGTCCCTGCAGTGCCCAGCGTGACGGCAACGGTGCCGGTCAGGTCGGAAGCGTCAAACACGCGCTCCACGTAGCAGCCACCACCGCCACCGCCACCGCCTTTGGCAACAACGGCAGTCGCAAGGGAAGCGCCAGCACCACCTCCACCGCCAGCGCCCCACAGTTGAACCATCACTTTCTTGACCGTGAACGTGGTTGGCTTTGTCCAAGTGCCGCCAGCGTTGAACGTCTGCACATCCACCTGGCCCGCGCTTTCGCCGGTCGTGATCGGCACGCCTGCTGCGTTGAGCCGGAACCATCCACTGCCGTCAACAAAAGCCAGCGACTCATTCGGCCCAAGGATGGCAGTGGCCAGATTTTCGGCGGTCGTGCCATCGGTGTGAATGATGGTGATCGTGTTGGTGATCGCAGCGTCAGCGTTAAAAATGCTGGCGTACTTGACGGCTCGGTATGTGCTGGCACCAGGCGAAGCCACGATGTCCGTCGTTGTTGCAGTGGTGATGCTGGCGGTGTTTGTCCGCCCAGGCGTGATCGTGCCGCTGTTGTTGTCCACCCACGAGACATGCACGGCAACAGTGCCCGCGCTGCCCGTCGTTAGGCGCAGTTTGTCAGAGGTAGACCCAAGAATAATCACGGGTTGCCTTCCGTAATAACAAAGCTGGTCACGCTTACGGGCTGAGTCGCCACGATGCTGGTCGTGGTCAAGTTCAAGTCACTGCCGGACGTACCAACGTTGCCATCCACCACCGCAGTGCCGCCGCTAGTTGTCAGCCGGAACCATGTAGCCGTCCCTGTGTTGTTGGCAGATGCGTCTTGCGTGATAGCGTTAAACGTCAGCACACCACCCGCAGCAGCAGGCGCAGCCGTCGCACTCAGGGCCAACTCAGCCAACAGAGTCGTTGCAGCGCCGCCCGTCGCTGGGCGAGTTCCGTCATATATGCGAAGTAAGCCAGATGCGCCAATTGCCGATGTGATCGTGTCCAGCATCGAATTGCGCAATGTCGTGACATATGCAAGTGCCATTAGTCGTCCCCTTCAATCGTGCCGGTGTATGTCTGCCCGCTTGGGGCCTGGATGGTGATGGTCTTGCGCTTGGGCTTCTTTTCCTCGGCCTCCATCTCCACCGATTCGCCCTCCATTCCAGCCTCCGCAGATACGGCACTGCCGTACCGCTTGGTTTGCGCCTCGGTGTCGATGCTGTGAGCTTTCAGCAGCGATTCACGCTGCAGCCGCTCCTGCGCAATGCGTTCCTCGCTCGCCAACTTTGCCATGGCGATCTGCTCGTCGCTGATGCGCTTGGCCTCTGCAATGCGCTCGTTCATGGCGATGCGCTCTTGCTCGAGTTGTTCGTCCATCAGCAACTGCTTAGCCTTCAGGATGGCGTCTGCCTGTGCTTTTTCCTGCTGTGCCTGCGCTGCCATCATCTTGGACTGCTCGCCGGCCTTCAGGGCTTGGTTTTCCTGCTCCAGCTTCAGCCCCTCTTGAATGTGCTGCTGGCCCTCCTGCTGCAATTGCTGCAATTGCTGCGTGAGCTTGGCCACCTCCGCCTTCGCTCCGCCTTTTGCGTCTTCCAACCCCGGGGGCAGCGTCTTTGCAATGCGCTCGGCAAGCCTGTCGGCGTCCTGGAAGTCCATCGAGCGGACGATGATGTCCCCGGCTTTCTGCATCAGCGTAGGGTCAGCGTGGACAAGCTCAGTCATCACCGCTTGCGACTCTTGGCGCTGCGTCTGGAACGACGGGCCGGTGTCAATTGCAACGTCATACCTGCCCACATTGGGGTTGAAAATGCGTTGGATGTCCTCGTCCGATGGAATCTCCACATACGCACCCGGCAGATCAGGGGCAAGCGTTGCCATCTGCGCCGTACCGTCAATCCCGAGAATCCGCATCACCTTTTCGCGGGTGTAAATCTTGGGGATCAGGTCAATCAGGCACTTGGCCTCGTATTTCAGCCCCCGCGCCAGGTTGTCAGGGAAGTGGAAGGTCGCCACTTCGCCCTGCACCTTGAGACGCTGGATACCGATGCCCGATGCCGCTTCCGACTTGATGCCGAAGTTAGCGTTCTGCTGCCCGGAAGTGCCGCGCATCTGCGCCAAGGACAACTCCAGCAGTTGAATCTGCGCCGCTGGCATGACGGCAGGCTCCTGACGCTTGGGAGGTGGGAGCGGTTGCCCTTGCGCGTCGTAGGCGTTATAGGGCAGATATGCGTCGTTTGACAGGTTCGCATTGCGCCACTGGTTTTCATGGCCCTCTACGGCCTCGGCAGCGGCAATGTATGGAATCTTGTTTTGCAGCGCCAGCGTTTGGACAGTCTCGCTATACGCATAGTTGACGATCCGCGCCGGGTCCTTCAGGTCACGCACCAGCCCCTTGCGCACAATCTCGCCGTTGACGTTCACTTCCTTGCCGACAATGCTGATGATGGGCAGGTAAGCCCCGGCCCATTCGGTTTCGTCTAGCGGTGTCTCATGCCCGCCGACGATGATGCAGTGGTGCCAGCCCTTAACTACCGTGGGCCGCTCCTTGATGCACACAGCGCCCGGCGGCATCTCGCTTTTTAGGACTGTGGTTCCGTCAGCCAACAGGCAGGCGTGATCTTTGTCGTAGGTGCAATAGAAGTATTCCGCACGGACGAACGAGTCATCGTTGATCCAGCCCTTGCGGTCATCCACCCAGCTCGCAGGATCGATGTCCGGGTAATCGCGCTTGAATGCCTCTTTCGAGATGTCCTCGAAAATAAACCCCCATTCCGCGTCCGACTTGTCCAACTCTTTCGCATCCGGGTCGATGTACACCCGGCACGGATTTGGAATGGGGGCGATGGCAATGTATTGGTCGAAGCTAGTCTCCGACTCGTAATCTGTTTTGATGCGCCAGTAGCCCTCGCCACCATACGTAGCATGCTCTGCTGCGATGTCATGCGCGTCGTCGGCGTTGCTGGATGCCTGAATGTTGCGGATCAGGCCCGCCAGGATGTCGGCTGTCTTCTTGTCCGCGCCGCCGTCAACAGGCGAAACCTTGCACGATGGCCGGTTCTTGCGGATTTCATTGATGACTTGGTTGCAGTGCTGCGCCGTCGTGTTGACAGTGAGCTTTACCCTGCGGGCGATGGTGCGCTCTTGCGCGATGTCGTCAGGCCATTGCCAGCCGTTGTCCGAATCGCCAAGGGCGAAACGTGTATCCGCAACGGCTAAGACACGGCTAGGGCCGTAATACGACTTTGCTCGTTCGAATCGCTTTCGCGCCTCGGTAACGATGTCCTTCTTGTCTGCCATTGCCGCACCAGCAAAAGCACAGGCTGCGCCTGCAACTCAACGAACCCAAAATGCCCGTAAAAACGCACGAGATTGGAAACGTCCAGCGCCGATTCACCGTAAGGCTTTGGCATCAGCAATAGCGTAATTCTATCAGCATCCGCGTATCGTGCAAGTTTCTCTATCAGCTTGGTCGCGTGCCCCTTGCCGCGATGCTGTTCCGGGGTGTGCAGTTTCGTCACTTCGAGCATGTGGCCGCGCAGATGCGGTGGCGCTGCCTGGCTGTAGCGCAGCTTGCAGGATGCGTGGCCGCTGGTGTAGGTGCCGGGTTTCATCACGCCATCCATCCTTGGTCATGCGCCATGTGCGCGTGGGGGTTTTCTGCCTTGGTCTGTTGCCGCTTGCGTCCAAGCGTTGATGCGCCGCGTCCAAGCAATGCAAGCGTATCCACGCCGTCGTCGGGCGATCCGGCAGGGAACACCAAGCACTGGCGCTGCAACTCAGCCACCCAGGCTGCGCGGGGCCACAGCAATCGGCCCATGCCCGCCACGGCAATGATGTCGCCCGCCCGTGCGTCTGAGCCTTTGCCGCCTATAGTCGGTAGCCATTCCACCCGGCAAAGCGCGTCCCGGTCAATCATGCGTTGCCGTAGCCTGCCCTCTGTCGCCCTGCGAATCGGCCCGGTCTCGCCAAACCAGCACAGCGGGCGGTGCTTCACGATCAGGTCAATCTGCTTTTCTATCCACACTTCGGGGCCTGTCTGCCCGCGCCACCAGTCAATCAGGTACTCGGTGCCGTCCGGTGCGATGCCCATGATCCCATGCTCGGTCCAATCGCCGCCATCAGGCGTCACTGCGTAGTCACTCGCCCCAATGATGCGCAGGCTGTCGGGCAGCGTGTCATACGTCCCCATATCGTCGCGCCGGAACAGAATACCGTCATCAGGAGCTGGGCGCTGCTGGTACAGACTTGACCACGTGCGCCGGTTAAGCCTGAACTGCGACCAGTGCTTGTCATCGAACCATTCCGGCCACAACATGGCCCCAATAGGCCGGTGCAGCGGGTCGGAATGCGTGGAACATTCAGCCTGCAAGCACAGCACGCGCCATGTGTTTCCGTCACGACAAACGATGTCGCCCGACTCTCCAGCCCAATCAGCAGGCAGGATGCGCCCACATGGGTCGTCCTCATGCCATCGGGTATTAATGATGACCTCCCAGCCACCGGGGATTAGGCGCGTCATCAGGTCATCCTGATAGGCGTCCCATGTCCTGCCCCGCACAACCTCGCTATCCGCGTCCTGACGGCCTTTAATGGGGTCATCGATCACGATCCCGTGCGCCCGGTTGCCGGTTATCCCTCCAAGAATGCCGCACGCCATGTACTCGCTGCCGTTGGTCAATCCAAATTCATCAGCAGCCCGCGATTCAGGGTCAAGCGTGCATTGAAGGATGGCGCTAGTTTCCTTGGCCCTCAATAGCTGCCGGGTTCTGCGCCCGTGCCTGCGTGCCAAATCGTCGCCATAGGTCGCCAGAATTACGCGCCGATTGGCCTGCTTGCCCAAGTACCAACAAGGCGCAACAACGGTTGCGTAAGTCGATTTGGCGCTGCCAGGCGGGGCCATAATCATCAGCCTGCCGTGCGGTGTTTCCATGCACCGCTGCATCTCCCTCAAGATCAGCTTGTGATGTTCGGCCTGGTGCGTCTCAATCAGCGGGATGGCGGCATCATCATCCGCTTCGCTTGTCGGTGAGCCTGGAACGGGCACACGGGCCGCAAAAGCCTCCAGACTACCCCGGCACTTGCGGCGTTCCAGCAGCAAGGATGCCGCCTGTTCAGGGCTGATTGTCGCCATCAGGACAGTTTTCTAGGGTTAGCGGGTCTGAGCCCGTGTTTTCTGACACTTTTGGCGGCAAACTGTTCTGTTTGCGACCTAAAGCGATGGCCGCAAGCTGTTCATCAGACAGATCAGCGGGCGATGCCTTGACGTTCAAAACCCCTGCAAGCTCCAATTTCTCGCCGTAGACCTTGGGCAGCATCTTGGCTAGCATCCACTTGCGGGTATCCAGACGCAGGCGAGAGCGGGCCACAACTTCCTGATTGGTCCGCACGTTGCCGTCTTCGTCCACGATGGTGTCATTTGTGCTGTCATCCGCGATTTCGACCAACTCATCCGCTAGCATTTCATATGCGCGCGCGCGTACACGCGTGTAATGTTCGCCAAACTCAGCATTTTCTGCTGTCCACTCTAAAATGGTGCTCGGAGAGCATAGCCCGTTGCAGGACTTGCGCAGGCTGTTCCCTAATGCAAGAGAGGCAAGCACCTTGTCGGCTATCTCTTGGTTATACGCCATGTCAGTCCCCGCTAACGTTGTTTACTAGCACTCGCAAATGCCGAAGTGCAGCCTCCGCGCCGTCCACCTGTGCCCATGGATAGCCCGGAAACCGCTTGTAGAACGCTTCCTGCGCATTTGTCGTCTCGTTCTTGCCGCTTGGATTCTTCACTTCAAGCAAGAGCCATTTCCCGTTCATTCCGACAAGCAAATCCAGGGGTTGGCGGATAACCTCAACCTTTGCCCCTGCTGCCTCTAGCGCGGAGATAACCTGGCGCTGGTTGGCGTCTACTTTGGCGGCGTATCGGTGGATGCTCATGCGGCCAACTCCATCTGCCTCGGGTTTCCCCATTGCTCTGCCATGGCGTCCGCAATGCCTTGGTACGTCCTGCTGCGGTTCTTCCACCTATCCGGGCCGGGTGGCATGCGATGCACCACAGGATCCCGTCCGGGGACCATGTTCGTCGGAACCAAATGCGGCAGGCCCTTGAGCCACAAGCATGTGGCCTTGGTTTCTCCGTGCCCAAACATCCAGGGTTGGATAACTTGGTCAGGCTTGCGATACAGGCTAGACATGATGCAAACCGGGTTTTCCAGTGCAATGCGCGGGATGGGCGCATCCGCCAATGCCATAAAGAAGTCCGCCGCCTCAATCTGTTCCTGTTCTTTTTCCTTGAACCACCTCGCGCCGCTGACGGCCAAATGTGTGCATGGCGGGTGGGCAATCATCAAGTCCCATCCGCCCTCGTAGGCGACGCGCACAGCATCTGCCGCCCTATGCCATGGGCTGCCGTCTTCTGCTGGCTCGTACAAGTCACAAGACCATGCGTCATGTCCACGCTCCCGGAACGCTTGGCGCACCCGCCCGGAATACTCGCAGGCCACAAGCACGCGCATCACACCACCCCCCGCAGGAATGGCCGCAGCAAATCCGCATAGAACCGCCTAGCATGGGCTGCATAGGCTGCGTCCCATTGGCGCAGGTAGGCTAGGTGGGCCGCGATTTTCTGCTCTAGGCTCATGTCAGGTCGCCCGTCAGCGTGAGCGCCAGCGTGATCTCCGCCAGCGTCGGAGACTTGTCGCCATTGCGCACGCGGTTCAGGATTGCTAGGGCTTCGTTGTAGCTCATGCTTTCACCGTGTTCCATGCGCCGCGTTGATGGCTTTTCCGTTGGTTAGTAACTAGCGCACTGGTTGTTGCTGTGCGCCGATATTTCGCCTTGATTTTTTCGTTTTCTGTTGCATCTTGGCGGGAAATTACGCTGTCGTTTTTGTCGTTTTTGCATTCCAATTTGACAATTTGCGCGGCGGACAATATCGCTTTTTCTGGCGTGGCACGGTCTAGAAACTCTGCCAGTTTTGGATAATTGCTGCTGACAAATGCGCGAACCGGATGATTTTTGGTCCAGCCCCATCGTTGTCGCGGGAAAAATTGCTGATCTGCACTTATCCCCAACTCCTCCAACCTTTGGCGGACCATGTACATAGACCACGACTTGATAAACCCAACAGCCAACCATTTTGCCGCTTCTAACGATTGCTCTTGGTCTGTCATGCTGCTTTCCTCAATTCTGCCAGCCTAGCCCGCACAGATTCCGGCATTGGTGCGCCCTTGTGGGCTTCTGGCGTTTCTCGTTGGACCGTTTCGCGCCGGCCGCAAGACTTGCATTCCCAGCGCTCGCCGTCACTGACGTACCACTGCTGCACAATGCCACCGCAAGCGCACGTCCTCATATCCGCGCCTCCGGTGCCGTCAACTTCCCGCTACTGCGCATCCGCGTCTTCATGTCCGCGACCGTCCGCGTATCACCCATTCCGGCGCGGTAGTACGGCAACCCATGGCGGCAATAATCCGTGTAGCAGTAGTGACACAAGCCGCCATGCTCCAGCAGGATCACGACCGCCGTCATGGCGTTGCATTGCCTGCACGGCAGAGGCGGATGCTCAACCTTGTCAACTTCTTTGCCCTCGCTGCGGGCCTTTTCCTTGTAGCTCATGCAACCCTCCGAATCGGCGCGAACTTCTCAGCGTTCGACAGCCAGTTAGACCACGATTGCCGCCAGCCTTTCAGCCCACGGCGCGTTCCCCCACCCTTGCCGACCGTGTAGAACTGCCGGAACTTCTCCGCCTCGTGCAAGATGTTCTGCGCAGGCCAGCCAAGGCTCTCGGCATCCACGCCCCACGGCTCCGGCAACTCCCAATCCGTCGCCAGAACGACCTTGGCTTTAGGGTGAATTTCTGCCTCATTCGCTTCCCCTCGGTACGGGGGTGGCGGTGTCGGCGCTTGCGCTGACCCGCTATCTCTCTCTTCTTTGGTGTCTGGTGTCTGGTTACTGGTTACTGGAGACTGGAGAGCATTGCCTTCGCTATGCGTTCGCATTGCGTTCGCATTGCCACCGCTGTGCGAACGTTGCGCAATCCATCGTGCGTCAGCACTGCGCTTTGCCTTCGCTTGCTTGTCCTGATAGCGTGCAATTTCACGATCGCAACGGTTGTGCGTCAGCATCTCTGCGCCTACTGTAAAGAACTCATCCAGCACATTGGCAAGCGCAGCCTTCTCGTCCTTGCTACGCACGCCGATAAGTCGTTCAACCTGCGCGACGGGGATGGCGCCCTCCCGCGTGTAATAAACGTCCAGCAGACGGCTATAAACCCCATGCTCAAGCAGGGACAGGTGCGCCGTGTCCTTCAGGTAGTCCCCGATGTGGCGCTCGTAGTAGTTCACGCCATGCCCCCCGCATGCCAGAAAAAGCACTCGCCCTCGGGGCATTCGAATGCGTGCTGGCTCCAGTAGATTGCTGACCAGCTCATGCAGTTCCCTTGGAAAGACACACGCGCAGGGTCGAATCCCGGACAAGAACGGCGAGCGCCTTTGATGGGCCTACGAGTGTGTCTATCGAAAGAAACTGCATCTTGTCCTTTGGGGCATTCGACTGCCGTTGAGTTTTCATTCTACTCGCATAAAGCCCACTCGCGCTCATGCCTATTAGAGGTAAACGGGCTCATGCAGATCCCAGGTTGAAAATGCTAACCGCCTTCAGCGCAAACTCTGTCGGCTGAACGGGGACGCGAAATGGATCAGGCGCCCGTACCCGCTGGGTCTTTGCTTTGGGCTTCTCCATGCCCGCCGTCTTGATGTTGTAGCGGGCCATCCAGACCTGCGTAGCACCCTGACTGATGCCAATCCGCTGTCCGATCTGCGTCTGGTTCAATCCCTCGCCCGCCAGTCGGCGTATCTCTGACAAACGAGTGGCCAAGCAATCGGCGCAAAGGTAGTAGCGCCCGCCGTAGTGGCTGCACTCAACCGCCCCGCATTTCTTGCAGGTAGCTCGCATCACACTCCCGGCTTTGCGTCCGTTTTTGGGTCTGGGGCCGCTCATGCTGCCTCCGCAAAAAGGCCATGCTGCTCATGCTCGGCATCAGCAATGTTCTGACACGCAAGCTCCCAATACTGGGGCTTCAACTCGGCACCGATAAACCTACGCCCCATCCTGACGGCGCAATATCCCTCCGAGCCAATGCCGGTAAACGGAGAAAAGATCAAGTCGCCCTTGTTAGTCCAAAGATGAATGCACCGCTCGATCACATCCAGCTGCAGCGGGCACATGTGTTTTTCGTCATTGTCGTCTCGGGCAGGAAGTTTGTTCAATGTGCGCCCTTGGTTAATGTCGCTCCAGATGGGGCTTGCAAACTTCTGCCACATCATCACCGGCAGGTCATCGCCATGCGTCACCCTGACTTCACAATCCCCAGGCTTTCGCATGGTCACCACGTAATCAGGAAGGCCCATCCTTGACATGGTTGCGTTCTCGCGGATCGTCTTGTGAAGCAATCCGAGTGCCTTGGTGCGTTGCATCGCCACTACCGGGTCCTTCCAAATGGCAACTTCAGAGTGGTAGATAAACCCGGCATCCTGAAACGCTCGGATCAGATCCCCACGAAAGTCACGCAGGCCGATGAATCCCTGCCGCATCTTGGTTGTCGGCAGGTTCATGCAATGGAATGACACATTGCGCCCCGGCTTGATCGTGCGAAACAGTTCTGCAATCAGAAACCGCAACTGCGCAACAAACTCCGCATCATCCTTACAGTTACCCATGTCGTGATCGGAATTGGAATAAACAAACAGGTCGGCAAACGGCGGGCTGAACACCGAGTAATCAATGCTGTTGTCGGGCAGCTTGCGGGCCATCTTCACGCAGTCCCCAAGGTGAACGGTAAAGTTCTCTGACCTAAAAACATCTTCGCGGTACTCGTCCACAATGTTCTCTTGACCTGCAAGTTCCTTGTTCATAATGTCCTTCATGTGTTCAATCATCTGGATGCTCATCTCGTGGTGCTGCACTTCCTTGCGCCGGATGTTGGTAATGATCTGCCCCTCGTTCTCAGCCGTGAAGATATGCACTTGCACCTCGCGCTTTTGGCCGAAGCGATAGCACCGACGCACAGCTTGATAAAACTTCTCGAAGCTGTCATCCAGACCGACAAACGCCATGCGGGCGCAGTGCTGCCAATTCATCCCGTAGCCTGCGAGTTTGGGCTTGCTGACCAGTACTCGCAAATCTCCATGCGCAAAACCAAGCAGGTTTTTACTCTTGCTTTCGGCGGAATCTGAACCCTGCACATTCACGGCACCGCCAATCATCTCGGCCAGCATCTGCGCTTCGTCGTTCAGGTGGCACCAGATCAGCCACGGCTCGTTAGGCTCCGCGTTCACAATGTCGGCCAGGGCCTTGCATCGGCTTTCGATGCTGTCCCGTTGGGCCTTCCTGCGCTCCAGCATGGTCTGTGCTGGCCGGGAAAACAAATCATCTCCAAGAGACTCGGTTTCCACCACATGCTCATGATAGACAAGCGGCGGCAAGTCGTAGCGCGAACCATCAAAACCAATATCCGCAGGGCTGCGCAGAACGACTGCCCATGTCCCCATCCACTCCCAAAACTTGGATGCGCCCCATCCCTTAAGACGCCATGTCCCGGTGTCTCCAGTGTCGTTGACAAAGTAAGTCGCCAGCATCTCTGTGCGCGTCATCACCCCGAGAAACTCGCATTGGTTGCCAAGCTCCTCAAAGTCGTTAGGCGATGGCGTAGCAGTGCACGAAAGCCGGTACGGCACGCTCTGCGATTGGGAGATGATGCGCCCGCGCGTCTTGCCGTCATGCGCCTTCAAAATGGATGACTCATCCAGCACGATCCCATGCAATTCGCCAAAATCAATCGCATCCATGCGCTCGTAATTTGTGATCCATACGCCAGGCCCTGCAGGTGCTTCGCCATGCGGTACGCGGCGCACATCGATGCCGAACAATGCGCCCTGCTCGATGGTCTGCTCGGACACTGCCAGGGGCGCAAGCACAAGCACCATGCCGCCCGTGTGCCGCGCCACTTCCTGAGCCCATGCCAACTGCATCAGCGTCTTGCCCAGGCCGGTATCGGCAAAGATTGCGGCGCGGCCACGTCGGACAGCCCACGACACAATTGCGTGCTGGAAATCAAACAGATGCTCGTTTAGCTCTGCGGGTTTGTGGCCGGTAGCAACCTCGAAGCGGCGCTTGCTTTTCACAAAATCATCGTAGTTCACTTCACGCTCCTAAGTGCGGTTTGCGGTTCGCCCAAGCACATCGCAAGCCGGATGCACACTGCGGCCAGGTCCAGGCATTCCGATTGCACGTCAATGATGCTGTTGGAGCGCACTGCCTCGATCAGCTCCTGCCATTCCTCCAGCGCCACGCCCAAACCTTCGTGCGCGCTGGCAAATGGCCCGTATCGCTTGTCGGCAGCGTCAATGCGTGCCTCTATGTCTGCAAAGGCGTCTATCATGCGGACCGCCTTTCTTTGCGCATGAGCCTTTTGCGGGCTTCCATGATTCGCATGCCGAGGAAAAACGTCACGGTCTTTTGCCGGCCCGTGAGTACGTCATGCACATGTCCCTTGCTGCTGAAGCCGCACAGGTCGGCTATCTGCTGAAGGGTGTAGGCGCGGTGCAAGTCGCGCAGATGGTCTTGGATGTTCATGGCTCCGATGTTAGTCCGTGCGTCCGTACTAGTCAATAGCCCTCGCACTTGGTCAACTATTGCAAATTAGTTTTTGACGTGGTTCGGAATAGGGAACATAATTCATCCCATCAGCAACAAACACAGGAGCAACGACATGAGCAACCCGCAACCCACCTACCGCATCGTCTGCGACGGCAAGCAACTGCGTGACTACCAGACTGCCGCGCACAAAGACGCATTCATTGCCACCAACGATCTAACCGTCGTTGACCAGTGCCGCGACAGCATCACTTTCAACCTGTTTACCGTGTACGTCGAAGCGCCCGAGCGCCGCGACGCAACGCCCGACTACCGCGAAGCCGCCGAATATTGGGCCGACATGGCTCACGCCCGCCGCCGCGCCACCCTCTCCGCATAAGGAGCAATCCATGAAATTCCTAACCACCATCGGCGACGGCGCTGCCGTAGTCGAAGTCGAAACAGAAACCGGCTACATCGAGCGCTATGACAGCGCGATGGATCGGGAATACGAGGAAGCGATTGAGGACGTTATCGCTGTGCGCTATCAGGGCGTGGACATCATCAAAGCGCTGTCTGCTGACGTAGTGGACACGCTGAACTACGAAGCCAATTTGCCGGAAGTGGAGTCTGTATGAGCACCATCAACGCCAAGCTGCTGCATGAGGTTTATGCGGCTCTGCTTGTTGCCGAGCAAGAACTGTTTGGCAAGCAAACCGCCAACCACGATGCCTACAAAACCGTGATGTACGCACGGACGGAAATGCGCTACGCACTCAACCGCCTGCCTCCGGTTGTCGTGTCCGTCACCGAGCCGGAATCGGTGCCCGAGTTTCTTGCCGCCGCTGTTTAGGAGCAGACCATGGAAAAAATCATCATCAAACACCGCTATACCGGCGCAGTCCTTTTTGAGGGCGATGCCGGAATGACGATGCGCCAGACGCTGGAGAAGGCGACGTTTGCCAAAGCGAACCTGGGCGGCGCGAACCTGGGCGGCGCGTACCTGGTCGGCGCGGACCTGCGCGGCGCGGACCTGGTCGGCGCGGACCTGGGCGGCGCGTACCTGGTCGGCGCGTACCTGGGCGGCGCGAACCTGGTCGGCGCGGACCTGGTCGGCGCGGACCTGGGCGGCGCGTACCTGGTCGGCGCGGACCTGCGCGGCGCGGACCTGCGCGGCGCGTACCTGGTCGGCGCGGACCTGGGCGGCGCGAACCTGGGCGGCGCGGACCTGCGCGGCGCGGACCTGCGCGGCGCGGACCTGCGCGGCGCGTACCTGGGCGGCGCGGACCTGGGCGGCGCGAACCTGGGCGGCGCGGACCTGGGCGGCGCGTACCTGGTCGGCGCGGACCTGGGCGGCGCGGACCTGGTCGGCGCGAACCTGGGCGGCGCGGACCTGGGCGGGAAAAAACTCGTAGGCACTCGCCCGTTTTTCACCATCGGCCCCATCGGCTCCCGTTCTGACTATCTGCAAGCCTCCATCACCGACAAGGGCGTGATGATCCGCGCGGGGTGCTTTTTTGACACGCTGGACGCATTCCGCGCTGCCGTTGCAAAAACCCACGAAGACAGCGACCACGCCAAAGAGTACGAAATGGCGATGCTCATGATTGAGGCACATGCCGTGCTGTGGACTCCAAAGGAGAATGTTTGATGTTTACTTTTCTCTTTTGGCTGACAGCATGGATTGCCCTGTGCTGGATAGTCGCCAAGTTCTGCGCATTCTCCCGCGACTACGGTGACGACGACGCCCGCCTGGACAGCATCCGGGGCGAGCTTGATGTGCAGGAGCAGCGCACGCGCCGCGTTAGGGGGTTGTCGTGAGCGAATGGAAGCACAAAGACGAGTGGAAACGCTCGGGCAAGGATTTCCTTGTCAGCGTTACCCGGCACAGCGTGGCAGTGGATGAGGGTTGCGGCTATGACAGCGACCTCGGGCACCGCTGGTGCGTCTATGCCTACATCTACCCCAAGCATCCGCATTTTGCGAACTTTGACGGGCCGCAGATGTACCAAGACGCCTCAAGTTGCATGCCCTTTCACGGCGGGCCTTCGCTGTTGGAATATCCCATGTACGAAGGCGTGGTTACATCCGTCAAGGTCGGTTGTGATTACAACCATTTGCACGATTGGGAGTACACGCGCATGGCTACCAAAGACGAAGCCTATCGCGTGTTTGCAGATGCGGACGAACTCTACGACTGGTTGCAGGAGCGCAGCAAATGAAACCCACCTTCACCGACCGTCCCTTCGATTACCTGCTGTCACAGCGCGAGAGCCGCGACAACGTGCGCTATGCGTCCGCAGTTCACCAGATCGCCGACCGGCAAGACGCATGGGGGAGATACGGCATGGCTGTCCTCGTCATCGTCGCAATCTTCGCTGTGTTTGTTGTTGTGATTGGCAAGCCATGAGCCAGAAATACCAAACCACCATCGAACTGCGCGGCGGCGAGGCTGAAGTCATCGTGGAATACGACGCGCACAAGGGGTATCCTGGCCGCACTTACGGGCCACCGGAAAAGTGCTTTCCAGAAGAGCCGGCATGGGTTGAAGTGATTGCCGTGACGTATGGCGGCTGCACCATCACCGACGATTTGACCGAGGCGCAGATTGAGTCTTTGGCCGACGAGATTGCCATTGCCGAGGACGACGAACGCGCCGCCCAAGAGCATGACTATTGGGACATGCTCCGCAAGGATGCGCGTTATGCCGACTATTGGGAGGCGCGGGAATGAAACAGCAATTCATCCTTCAGCCAGAGCCGCACCCATCTCGGCGCAGGGCCATGCAGGCAGTGGCAGATGCGCCTGTGGGGTTTGCAGTAACGGTGGCGGAGCCTACGCGCAACCTTGAGCAGAACGCCCTGCTTTGGGCCATGCTCTCTGAAGTGTCAGCGCAAGTCGTATGGCATGGGCGCAAGCTGGATGCCGAGGACTGGAAACACATCTTTACCGCAAGCCTGAAGCGTATGGATGTCGTGCCAAACCTTGAGGGCACCGGGTTTGTGGCGCTGGGCCTGTCCACCAGCAAGATGAGCAAGCGCGAGTTTTCTGACTTGCTGGAGCTAATCAATGCATTCTGCGCCGAGCGTGGCGTGCATCTGGAGGCAGCATGACCAAAGCCGAGCGCCGCCGCATGGACCGACTGGCGCAGCTTCCCTGCTGCTGCTGTGGTGCTTATGGCGTCCAGTTGCACCACGTACGCGAAGGCCAGGGCATGGCCCAACGCGCAAGCCATTGGTTGACTATCCCGCTTTGCCCGATGTGCCATATCGGCCCGCGTGGCATCCACGGCGACAAATCCATCATGCGCCAGTACAAGGTGGATGAAATGGATCTGCTCGCCAAGACTATCGAAACCTACGACAAGGAGCACGCATGAGTACCGCAGACGCATTGACCGTTATCAGCGACGACATTTACGCGGCCCGCAGCAACTTTGACGCTGTACTTTCTGACAAGTCATTGAACTTTGAGCGCGAGGCCGGGTTTGCCATGCAGCAACTGTCGCGCAACGAGTACACCATGAGCGTGGCAATGCAGAACCGCCAGTCGGTGTATGACTCCATCATCAACGTCGGGGCTATCGGCGTGAGCCTGAACCCTGCCAAGAAGCAAGCGTATCTGGTGCCGCGTGACGGGCGCATCTGCCTGGATGTGTCGTACATGGGGCTGATGGATTTGGCGCAGGCCACCGGAAGCGTTAAATGGGCGCAGGCGGCTTTGGTTCATGCGGCCGATACCTTCACCCTCAACGGGCTAGACAAACCGCCTACGCACGTCTTCAACCCGTTTGGCAAGGATCGAGGCGAGGTTGTCGGGGTGTACTGCACCATCAAGACCGTGGACGGCGACTACCTCACGCACACCATGACTTATGACGAGTGC